CAGTACCAGCAGCAGTTGATGTCTGGTTACTGAAGTTATGTACTGCACCAGTAGAAGGTGCACCAGAACCTAAAGCGTCACCTTGATAGAATGACTGAGTGAAGCTGAAGGATTCTCCTGCAGTTGCCTGGGTTGCTGACAACGTAGGAATCGCTCCAACTCCTGATGCGACTGTAAGACTACCAATAGATGCTGTAGCACTACCACCAGAAGGTGTGTACTGTGTGGTCACATTGTTTCCACTAACACTATAAGTGGAACCAACACGTTGAACATTGGTTGCCGCTGCATCAACTGTGAGTTGCACTGAAGAAGATAGTTTATGTGTAACATCGGCATATGCAGGTGCCGTCATCAAAGTCATTACGAAAAGCATCGCTGCTCTTTTCATCTTTTTAAATGGGTAATTAATACATCTAGCCTATTTAGCGTCGAGAAAACTGTACAGATGATACCGTTTTAACCGTACCTGTGATCCACTGCTATGACTATAAATAATTGTGTCGCCTTCGGGGACAACACCAAAACTCTCGCTTTAAGGAGCAGTACAAATGAATCAATTCACATCTAGTGATCTAGATAAAATCTTACAGGCATCTAGGTCATACTCAGTCGGACTCGACAATATCTTTCACAGACTAGAGTCAAGAGCACTAGCAGATCACGAGACAAAATCTTACCCTCCATACAACCTGATCAAAGAGTCAGAAACTAAATGGAAGATCGAAGTAGCACTAGCAGGATTCAGAAAGGATGAGTTCGAGGTCGCAACAGAAACTAACGTCCTATCAATCAGGACAGTCAAAGAGAAGAACGATGACCACAGAGGATACCTACACAAAGGTGTAGCGAAACGTACCTTTGCAAGGACATTCACACTCTCTGATGATGTGAAACTTGGCAGCATCGATTACCAAGATGGTCTTTTGACCATAGAACTTAATAAAATCGTACCTGACAGTCACAAAAGAAAGGTATATAATATTGAGTAGTCACTATGACGAATGAAAAAATTGCTATCGAACCCAGTAGTCCATATGATTCTGATCATCGGTGGATCCTTAGGATTCATTGAGTTTGTTCATACAAGAGCACACCATACTTATGAAGTTGATATTCACGGTTACGTGAAACAATACTGCAGGAGAAATGATTGCTCACAATTTGGCAACGACTGAAAGTAGCATACATAATGTACAACAGAAGAGACCTTCGGGTCTCTTTTTCTATGGAGTTTTTTTATGAATCACTATGTGAACTGCGCTCCGAGGGGGAGCGACGATTATGAATCGATCACACTCGATGTTCCAACCAGATATGTTGACGAGGTTCTAGGATATGCTAGAATGATTAACGATGAACATAATGTGGATGTACATAAGTCATTCGCACATATTGTTCGTGGTGTTTACAATACCCTAACTGAAAATTATGACCGTAAAAATCGTAAGAATGATCAATGGCGAGGACGTAATCGCTGATGTTCAAGAAGCGTACCCTGAGGAGAAATCCTATTCCCCAATTGGATACCTTATGAAGGATCCTTATCAAGTGAATCTACACGCTTCAGCAGAAATGTTGTTTGAGGGTACTCAAGAAACACCACAAAAAATTAACGACCTGAACTTGGAACTATTCCCTTGGATCCCACTTTCTAAAAATAATGCTACACTAGTAGTATTGAGCAACGTCGCTACAATCTACAATCCACACCCTGAGGTGGAATCTAAATGGAAAACCTGTATCAAAGGAAATGCAACCACTGAAACTAATCCTTCTTAAGGACCACACGCACCTAATGGGTGCAGTCACAGAACTAGATGAGGAACCATCATACCTTATCTCTGATTGTATGAAGATCACTGATGGGAAATTTGAAAAGTATCCCTACTACTCAGATCAACGTGATATGTTCTTGACAACTGACGTTGTTTTGACTATAGTTGAACCGTCTGAAGAGACCGTAACCAACTACAAGAAGGCGCTTTGAGTTCAGTCTATACAAACGTAACACTACTAGGTGACGCTATTCTCTGCCGAGGGTATGAGGATGGTGTCCCTATTTCGTATAAGGAAATCATCAAACCAACACTGTATGTTCCATCACCGAAAGGTAAATGGAAGACTCTTGATGGCGAGAAGATGGCACCAGTCAAACAAGACGGTGCTAAACGTGCTCGTGAGTTCATCGAGAAGTATAAAGGTGTTGAAGGTTTTGAGGTGCACGGTTACGAAAGATTTGTATATCAATGGATCTCAGAAAAATACCCTCAGGATATGAGGGCAAACCTTGAGCAGATGAAGATCTATACGATTGACATCGAGGTTGCTTGCGAGAATGGTTTCCCTGATACCGAAGCGTGTCAAGAGGAGATGCTTCTTATTACTATTAAAGATCTTTCTAGTGGTAAGTTCATCACTTGGGGAACCCGTGAAGCAAAGATTGATACTGAGTATCGTTGCTTCTGGACTGAACAGGAGATGTTATCTGATTTCCATTCTTGGTGGGTAGAGAACACTCCTGATGTGGTTACTGGTTGGAATTGTAATCTGTACGACATCCCTTATATCTGTCGTCGCATTGAACGTGTGCTAGGTGAGAAGTGGCAAAAATCATTATCACCTTGGAACAAAGTTAATATGCGTGAGGTTTACATCAAGGGTCGTAGGAATTTGTCCTACAACATTCTTGGAGTAAGCATTCTGGATTACCTTGATCTATACCGAAAGTTTACATATACCAATCAGGAATCATATCGTCTGGATCATATTGCGTTTGTCGAACTAGATCAACGTAAGTTAGATCACAGTGAGTTTGAGAACTTCAAAGCATTCTATACTGATGACTGGCAGAAGTTCGTTGAATACAACATCATTGACGTTGAACTAGTAGATCGTCTTGAACACAAGATGAAACTACTGGAACTTGCTGTCGTGATGGCATACGATGCCAAGGTAAACTTCGAGGATGTTTATTCTCAGGTTCGTATGTGGGATACACTCATCTACAACTATCTGAAGGAGCGTAAAATCTGTGTCCCCCCAAGACAAGAGAGCACCAAGAACGATAAGTACGCAGGAGCATACGTCAAAGAACCCAAACCAGGACTCTACGATTGGGTTGTTTCGTTTGACCTTAACTCTCTGTATCCTCATCTCATTATGCAGTATAATATTTCGCCTGAGACCCTCATCGATACAAGACACCCCACCGCCAGTGTTGATGGACTGCTCAACAGAGAAGTACAAATCAGTGGAGATTACTGTGTGTGTGCCAACCGAGCACAGTACAGGAAAGACATCCAAGGATTTCTACCCAAGATGATGCAGAAGATCTACGATGAACGTGTGATCTTTAAGAAGAAGATGATTCAAGCGAAGAAAGAATTTGAGAAGACAGGTAACAAAAAGTTACAGGATGATATTTCTGCCTTCAATAACATACAGATGGCGAGAAAGATTCAATTGAACTCTGCATATGGTGCTATTGGCAACCAATACTTTAGGTATTTTAACCTAGCGAATGCTGAAGCAATCACTCTTTCTGGTCAGGTTTCAATCCGTTGGATTGAGAATCGTATGAATGATTACCTAAATAACTTACTCAACACAGAAAAGAAGGATTATGTCATTGCATCTGACACTGACTCAATCTATCTTAACCTTGGACCTCTTGTTGATAAATTTTTTGGTAGTAAGTGTGGTGATAAAGACGCAGTTGTGGGGATACTTGACAAGATCTGTCAAGAAAAGATTGAACCCTACATTGATCAAAGTTACTCGGAACTCGCGACGTACGTTTCGGCGTATGACCAAAAAATGAAGATGAAGAGGGAGACCATTGCCAACAAAGGTATATGGACTGCCAAGAAAAGATATATTCTCAACGCTTATGACATCGAAGGAGTCAGGTTTACTGAACCTAAGATCAAGATGATGGGCATTGAGGCAGTCAAATCATCCACACCTGCTGCCTGTAGGACAGCAATTAAGGATGCTATGAAAGTTATTATGAATGGTACCGAACAGGATACCCAAGATTTCATAGCAAAATTCAGGGAGAAGTTTGAGAAACTAAACGCAGAGGATGTTGCATTCCCACGTGGGTGTAATGGTCTGTCAAAGTTCTCAAACCCTGCTACAATATATTCAAAGGGTACTCCTATCCACGTGAGAGGAGCACTCCTATACAATTTCTATAACAAGAAGAACAAATTGACTCACAAGTATCCTCTAATTCAAGAGGGGGAGAAGGTAAAGTTCCTCTATTTAAAGACCCCAAACAAAATCCAAGAGAACGTTGTAAGTTTCTTTCAGACTCTGCCGAAAGAATTTGGTCTTGACAAGTACATAGATTATGACCTACAATTCCAGAAGAGTTTCCTTGATCCATTACAGGTTATTATGGATACTATTAATTGGAAGGCAGAGAAGATTGCTAACCTAGACGAATTTTTCCTATGACATCATTTTTAAAAGACATTATCAGCGACATTGGCAATGACTATGCTTCAGTCGTTAGTGACGGGGTTGCTGCAGGCGACGTTACTTCTTTCGTTGACACTGGGTCTCATATATTCAATGCCCTTGTTAGTGGTTCGATTTATGGAGGTTTGCCTTCAAACAAGATCACCGCTATTGCAGGAGAATCAAGCACTGGAAAAACTTTTTTTACTCTTAGTGTCGTTCGTAGTTTCCTGGATTCTAATCCTGACGCTATTGTATTATATTTCGAATCTGAGTCTGCTGTCTCCCAGAATATGCTGACCAGTCGTGGTATTGATCCTAATCGTGTCGCTGTTGTTCCTGTTACTACTGTACAAGAGTTCAGAACACAGGCACTTAAGACACTGAAGAACTACTCCAAGATGAAGGAGGAGGACAGGAAACCTATGATGTTCTGTCTTGACTCACTTGGTATGCTTTCCACTTCTAAGGAAGTATCTGATAGTGAGGAAGGTAAAGAGACTAGGGATATGACTAGAGCACAGGTTGTGAAAGCAATCTTCCGTGTTCTAACTCTTGAACTAGGTCGTTGCAATGTACCACTCATCGTTACTAACCATACATATGACGTGGTAGGTGCATACGTCCCAACTAAAGAAATGGGTGGAGGATCTGGTCTTAAGTATGCTGCCAGTACAATTATTTTCCTGAGTAAATCTAAAGAACGCGACTCTAACAAAGAGATCGTTGGTAACATTATCAAATGTTTGACTGCTAAGTCACGCTTCACTAAAGAAAATGTAAAAGTAGAAACGAGGTTATTCTATGACTCAAGGGGACTTGACAAGTATTACGGACTATTGGAATTGGGTGAGAAGTATGGGGTATTTGAACGTAAGGGTAATCGTGTTGTTGTCGGGGAGTCTAGCGTCTTCCCTTCTGTTATTCTCAAGGATCCTGAGAAATACTTCACCAGTGAAATAATGGATAAGTTGGAAGAAGCAGCGAAGAAGGAATTTGCATATGGATCTTGAATCTTTCATCAAGGTTTATGATGATACCATCTCTAAAGAAGTATGTGAGAATGCAATTCGTCTCTTTGAAAAAGAAGAGCACGAAGTTTGGGATAGAGATGGTCGTCCTACCTTCGCACAATTTAATATCACCGAGCACGTTGAAAAGGGAGCACATAAAGATTGGGACATAATCCAATCAACATTGATTCAGTCTGCTCACGATTTCATCCAACGATATATGGATGAGTGTGACTGTAGGAAATACTTTCCTATGAAGACATCACTTGAACAATTTAGGATCAAGAGATACAATCCAGATTCAGAAGATCAATTCAAATGGCACGTCGATGTGGGTGACCACGAGTCTGCTAAAAGAATGCTTGTGATATTCTGGTACCTCAATGATGTTCAAGAGGGTGGAGAGACTGAATTCAAACATATGAAAGTTACTCCTAAACGTGGTAGAATGTTAGTGTTCCCACCCACGTGGACATATCCTCACGCAGGACTACCTGCAATCTCTAACGCAAAATACATCGCGGGAACGTACATCCACTATGTCTAATTCTGTAGAAGGACTCGTAGTAACAAACTTGATTCATAATCAAGATTTTACACGTAAGACACTTCCACACATCAAGCAAGAATACTTCGAAGATTACAACAACAAAATTATCTTCGATGAACTTGCAAAATATTTTATGGAATACGATGCTCTCCCTTCAAAGGAAGCATTGAGTATTGAAATTGAATCAAGAGAAGATCTAAACGAGACTACGTTCTCTGAACTAAAGACATCTCTTGTAAATATGGTTGAAGAACCACACGAGATTGATTGGTTAGTAAACACTTCAGAGAAGTGGTGTCGTGATCGTGCTATCTACAACGCACTCCTTGAGTCTATTCAGATTGCTGATGGCAACTCTGAAACAATGGGACGTGATGCTATCCCAAGCATCTTATCTAATGCACTATCAGTTTCTTTTGATAATTCTGTTGGGCACGACTACATCGATGATGCTGATCAACGTTATCAGTTCTATCATAGAGTAGAAGAAAAGGTTCCTTTTGATATTGAGTTACTCAATAAGATTACTAAAGGTGGTCTATCTAAGAAGACATTGAACA